GCGTTCACGTCGCTCCCGCTGACGCCCATGAAAATGGCGGTCATCACGACCTGGACGCGCGAGCTCGACGAGCATTCGATCCCGGCGATCGAGGGGCTGTTGCGTGATGCCGTCGTCTACGACACCTCGGTTGCGATCGACGCGATCCTGCTCGACGCCAACGCGGCGACGGCGATCCGCCCCGCCGGCATCCTCAACGGCGTGGCTGGCCTGACCCCGACCGCCGGCGGCGGCTTTGCCGCGCTCACCGGCGACGTCAAGCAACTGTCGGGTGCCTTGCTGACCGGCACGCTCGGCAACGTGCGCAAGCCGGTCTGGCTGATGAACCCGCAACAGGTCAACAGCGCTGGCTTTGCCATCGCCACCGGCGCGGGTGTGTTCCCGTTCCGCGACGAGATCAGCCAGGGCCGCCTCGGCGGCTGGCCGATCATCCAGAGCGGCACGGTGCCGGCGGGGACCGTTATCGTGATCGATGCCGCGGACTTCGTCAGCGTCACCGGCGACGGGCCGCGGTTCGAGATCAGCGATCAAGCAACTTTGCATATGGAAGACACGGCGCCGACCGATATCTCGACATCGGGCACCGCGGTCGCCTTCCCGGCCAAGAGCATGTTCCAGACCGACATGCTGGCCCTGCGGATGATCATGCCGTTGACCTGGGGAATCCGCCGCACCGGAACCGTTGCGTGGGTGGCGGGCGTTACGTGGTGATCCGCAACAGAAGGAGGCAATGATGGCTAAGCAATATCAAGGCAAGCCAGTTCGCAATTCGCGCCCCGCACGCGAAGGCGATGACGGATTTGTCAAGGACACCGGCCAGGTCGTTGTCACGCTCGAGGACGGTACCGAAAAGACCGTCAAGGGCGGTGAGGTAACGGACAAGCCAACAGAGGGAGGTCAAAAATGACCGACAACGAACAGACGACCGCCGCGAAAAAGCGGCTCGCCGACGAGCGCGCGGCACGCGACAAGGCAAACGAGGCGCAAGCCAAAATGGCGAGCGGGGTAAAACCGACTCCGACGCAGGAGGAGAATGACCTCGCTGCTTTGGGTGTCCACCTCATGGAACACGAGCCCGATGGCAGCCCAGAGCAGAACGAGCCGCAGACCAAGCAGGCCGAGGAGACCAAGCACTCCGAGGCCGGCGGTCGCGGCAGCTACCAGACGAGAGCCACGACGCCGAGAGCCCCGACGCCAGCAACATGACCGTCCGCGGGTTTCTGGCTCGCGTCGCGGGCCAGCTCATCGGCAAGGGTGAGGGCCAGTACCGGCCTGGCCCGTACTATTTGCCGGTCACCGGCGGGTGGTTGCCCGCCGGTGTCGCCGACAACTGGTGGCAGCAGGGCTATACGCCGGTCAGCCTCGGCGCCCAGTCGGCCATGGTCGAGGCTTGTGTCTCGGCCTATGCGCAGACCGTCGCCATGTGTCCCGGCGACCACTGGCGGCTCAACGACAAAGGCGGGCGCGAACGCGTCAAGACCTCGGCGCTCTCGCGCCTGCTGCGCCATCCCAACGACTACCAGTCGATCTCGGACTTTCTGCTGAACGTGACGCGCTCGCTCTACCTCGAGGGCAACGCCTATGCGCTCGGGTTGCGCAACGACCGCTTCGAGATCGACGAGCTGCACCTGATGGACCCGCTGCAGTCGCATCCACGGCTCGCTTCCACCGGCGACATTTTCTACGAACTGCACGGCAACCAGGTGATCGAGAAACGGCTCGGCGCCGAGCCGCTGATCGTGCCGCAACGCGACGTCCTGCACATCCGGCTGCATACGGTGCGGCATCGCTGGCCGGTGCCGCTGATCGGCGAGAGTCCGATCGTCGCGGCCTACAGCGACATCGGTGTCACCAACGCGATCGCGCGCCAGCAAATGGGGTACTACCTCAACGAGGCGCGGCCATCGGCGGTGCTCTCGACCGACCTGAAGCTCAAGCAGGAAGAAGTTCAGCAGTTGCGCGACCGCTGGAATGATCAAACCAAGGGCTTGCACCAGGGCGGCACGCCGATTCTCACTGCCGGGTTGAAAGTCCAGCCGTGGGCGCAGAGCGGCAAGGATGCCGGCACCGCCGAGATGATGAAGCTGTCGAACGAGGCCATTGCGCTGGCGTTCCGCATCCCGCTGCAGATCCTAGGCATAGGCGGCACGTCGTACAGTTCGACCGAAATGCTGATGCAGAGCTGGGTCGCGAGCGGACTGGGGTTTGCGCTCAACCACATCGAGGAGGCGTTCGGCCTGCTGTTCGATCTCAAAGGCCAGCCTGACGAGTATGTGGAATTCGACACCGCCGCGCTGCTGCGCTCGGCGATGAAGGACCGCATCGAGAGCCTGGCGCGCGGCGTGCAGGGCGGCATCTTCGCCCCGAACGAAGCGCGCGCGCTCGAAGGCTACGAGGCGGTTTCGTTCGGCGACGAGCCTCGCGTCCAGCAGCAGGTCGTCCCCTTAAGTCAGATCGGGAAGACACCTGCTCCGGCAGCGCCGCCTAGTCCTCCCGCGGCGCTGCCGGCCGCGGCGCCGGATGCCGCTGCCGATCCGGCAAAACCGCCGGCACCACAGCCAGGGGCGCCCAAAAAGTCCGGCGCTGAGCTGGCTGCTGCTTTCGCTCTCGCACTGAAGGCTGCCGCATGATGGACGACGAAACCATAACGGCGCTCGCCGCGGGCATGGCGCCGTTCGTGCGCGAATGCGTGGCAGACGCCGTGTTCAAGATTGGCCTCGACCGCCAGGTCGTCATGCTGCCGCCCGAGCTCGCTGTCGAGGTTGCCAGTGCGACGCGCCTGCTGAATGAGCTGCCGCCGATTGTGTCACGTGAAACACCGGCCAGGGTTACCCGCATCGAGCGCGACGAGAGCGGCGCGCTGGTGCCGATCTACGACGAGCCGCCAGCGTGATCCTCAATCTGTCCGAGGCAGCGACCAGCGCCATGCTCAACGCGCTCGCCGAAACGATGAATGGTGGCAGCATCGAGCTGCTATCGGATACCGGCACCTTGGCAGTGCTGCCATTGTCCAATCCAGCCGCGCAGGAAGCGGTCGGCGGCGCGCTGGTGTTCAACAGGATCGCCGAAGAGGACGCCGCAGTGGCGCAAGGCAACGCAACAGGCGCGCGCATTACGGCGGCCGATGGCAGCCTGGTCTTTTCCTGCGATGTCGGCGATGAGAATTCCGACGCCGTGATCAAGCTCAACACGACCCGAATCTTTCGCAACAGCCCGGTGCGGCTGCACTCGTTCCGTCTGGTGATGCCGTGATCGCCGACCGCGTCAAGGAGCTGTCGACGACGACCGGTACCGGGGCGTTTGCGTTGACGGGTGCCGTGACCGGGTTTGAAGGATTCAACACCGCCTTCGGCGTCGGGCCGGCGTTCGACTATTGCATCGAGTCCATCGATGACACGATCGGCGCGCCCAACGGCTCCTGGGAGATTGGCACGGGGCACCTGTCCGGGGCGACGACGCTGGTGCGCGACACCGTGCGGCAGTCGTCCAATGCCGATGCGCTGGTGGCGTTTGCGGCCGGGACAAAGAATGTGTTTTGCACCTTGCCGGCGAGCGTGGTCATCGCGCTGCAGGCCGCGGTCGACGCCAAGGTCGCCAAGTCCGGCGACACGATGTCGGGTAATCTGACGATCAATAAAAGTAATCCGATTATTACCTTGAATGCGGGAGCAGCCGGCGAAGCCTGCAGCCTTATCGGCGCGAAGGGCAGCAGCATCAGTTTTCGCTGGATGGTTATCCCTGGCACCGCTGAAGCGGAAAGTGGCGGGAACACGGGTTCTAATTTTCAGATTATCCGTTGCAACGACAGCAGCGGCATAATCGACGCTCCGCTTACCATCGACCGCGCCAGCGGCAACGTCGGCATCGGCACGACGGCGGCGCCGGGGGCCAAGCTGGATGTGAGCGGCGGGGTCAAAGCCGCCAGCGTCACCGCCATCGACAACTACTCCTATTTCGGCGGCAACATTGCAGAGCGTCCCGCGGTTGGGCTCACGCTGGCGGTCGGCCAGAATTACAGCGGCTTTGCAGCCGAGGTCGGGTTTTGGAACACTTATGTGGGGGGGGCGCAGAGTTTTGTTTTCAAGCAATTGACTGGCGCGACCGCCCACAACGACTTGCTGGCACTTTCGCCGGCCGGCGACCTCTTGATTACTGGTACTGCCACAAAGCCAGGGGGCGGTGCCTGGACCGCAACGTCCGATGCGCGGATCAAGGACGTGCTCGGCGACTACACGCACGGGCTCGCCCAGGTGATGCAGCTCCTGCCGGTGCGATACACATTCAAGGGCAATTATTCGAAGCAGGCCACCGGCCCGCTGCCGCACCAGCAGTTGGCAGAGGAGCATCGTGAATTTGTCGGACTGATCGCGCAGCAGGCTGAAGTGCCGATGCCCGAGATGGTGACGACCGAGGTCGGATTTATCGACGGCAAGCCGGTCGCCGATCTGCGGGTGCTCGACACCACCGCGCTCGTGTTTGCGCTGGTGAATGCATGCAAGGAATTGGCGGCGCGGGTGGCGGCTCTGGAAGGGGCGGCATAACCTATGCTCGGGTTTTGTCCGGTCTCGGCCGCGCCGGTCGCGGCGGCACCGATCATCCAGCCGCCGGAAGTGGCCGCCATCGGCGCGGAGCTGGTCGAGGCAGCATCCGCGGCGGATGTTGCCGATGCCGTCGTCCAGCCGGCGACGATCGTTGTCACGCTTCCCGGCGGTCGTCGCGAACAGTTGCGGCCGGTTCCGATCGAGGGCGTCGGTTACGGAATACTTCCGGCGCTTGAAGGCGAGGCGCATGGCGTCGTTGTTGCGGTCAGCATCGGCGCTGCGGTGCTGCGCAGTCTGGCTGGCGAGGCCGCTGGTGCGGCCGGCGCCGGTGGGCAAGGGAATGGGCCGCTCACGGTCAAAGCGGCAGCCAGCGGCGCTCGTGGCGCGAAGGGTGCGGCGGTGGCGGTTCTCGACCTCGAGGTTGCCGGTGCGGGTTCCATCGGCGTGCGCGGCAATGGCTTCGGCGTGATCGGCAACCTGGAAGCAGTCGCAGTCGGCCGGCACGACGATGACGAAGCCGCGGTCGTGTGGCTGTTGGCGGCGTGATTTTTATGGGAGATGGCATGAGTGATAAACCGGCCGTCCCCGCTCCACAATACACGCTGTTCGAAGCGGTCGGCACTTGCCTTGCCCTGGGGCGGCGCGCCCTGGACGAGGTTCGCGCGCTGGCGCGCCTGCCGGGGCCGGAAGGCAAGCGCGGGCCGAAAGGTGATGCTGGTGAAAGGGGCGATCGCGGTGAACCGGGCAAAATTGGGCCGGCAGGAGCGGCCGGTCTCGATGGCACGGATGGCGCGCGCGGCCAGAAGGGCGAGCCTGGAACGCTGCCGGCGGCGCGGGAATGGATGCCGGACACCGTCCATTACGCCGGCGTCGTGGTGACTCATGGCGGTGGCACCTGGCAGGCTAGCTGCGATACCGGGCAGGCGCCGGGCCATGTCGATTGGATTTGCCTCGCCAGCCCCGGCCGTGACGCCGCGACGCCGACAGTGCGCGGCACCTGGAGCGAAGCCGAGACCTACGCTGCGCTCGACATCGTCGCCCTCGGCGGCTCGAGCTTCATTGCGCGGCGCGCGGCGCCTGGCGCGTGCCCCGGCGAGGGCTGGCAGTTGATCGCATCCGCCGGCCGGCAGGGCAGCAAGGGGCCGGCGGGCGAGCGCGGCGAACCCGGCGCGACAGGCGCGCGCGGTCTGCCGGGTACGGCTGCGCCGGTGATCATCGGGTGGACGATCGATCGCAAAGCCTATGCCGCGACCCCGATCATGTCCGACAAGAGCGAGGCGCCGCCGCTCGAGCTGCGCAGTCTGTTCGAGCAGTTCCACGACGAGGCGCGTTGATGGCTGACATCTGGGTCAAGGTGCTGACGCCTGCCACCAGCTACGCGCTGCTGACGGTGGACGAGCTGAAGGCCATTCTTAACGTGCCGCTGACCGACACCAGCGAGGACGCGCAACTGCAGATGTTGATCGATCAATACAGCGACGTGGTCGCAACCATGTGCAATCGTGTGTTTGCCTACGAGACGGTCGAAGAGACCTGGCGCTGCAGCGACTCGCCGCGAGTGTTCCTGACGCGCTATCCGATTGCCGACGCCGACATCGTCTCGGTGGAATCGCCGCGCGGCAGCATCCTCGACCCGACGATCTATGAGCTCGAGAACGCATCCGGCAAGTTACGCATCGAAGGCGCCTGGTCCGAGCCGGTCACCGTCACCTATAGCGGCGGCTATGCGTTGCCAGATGCCGCGCCGCCGGCACTCAAGGCGGCAACCGGAATGTTGATCCAGGCGGCGCGGGGGCAGGCACGCATGACGAGCGGTCTGCGGTCGGTGATGCATGGCGATACCCGTGTGCAGTATTTCGATCCGGTGCAGATGTTCGGCAAGGCCGGCCTCGCTGCGCCGCTGCAGACGGCGACCGATACCATCGAGTCCATGCTCTACAAATACATGCGTATCTATGTTTGAGGTGCCGCAATGTCGCTGACCGCGTTGCTGCTCGGCGTGATCAATGCCGCAATCGTGGCCGCCATCTTCGTACTGATCGGCGCGATCATCGTCATGGTCGCGAAGTGGTTTGAATACAGCATCGATTGGAACGTGCAGCGGCTGTACTTGCTCGTGGTGCTGTTGATCGTTCTGTACATGATCGTGGCCGTGCTGCTGGGATTGCCGACGTGGCGCATCGTCCACGCTGATTTGGCGTTGCGGCTCATTGCCTGATGTCCATCGACTACAGCGCACTGCTGTACGATCCGGTCTATGCCGAGCTCGGCGTGCCGGCGACATTGACCGTGGGGGCCGCCGCCGCGGTCGATATCACGGTCATCGACGACACCAAGCCGAAGGTGCTGCCGATGGCGGTGACAGGCTCCGCAGGGCCAGCCGAGGCGCGCAGCGTCGGGCCTGGCGCCTTCGCCCGCATCTACGAGCTCGCCGGCAAGGGCATCGCGCGCGCCGACTATGCCGATGCCGTGCTTGCCTTCAACGGCCGGACTTGGATCGCGCGCTCGTGGGAATTGCGCGGCAGTCCTCTGGGCGAGGACTGGGGTGAGGTGAGGTTCATGCTGAAAGAGGCGGCGGTCGGGTGAAGGACGTCCGCGAGGAAATCCTGGCGCGGCTGCTCGAGGTGATCGCCAGCATTCCGAATATCAAGGCGGCATATCGCAACAACGTCGATATCCCGGAAGAGGCGTTGCCGGCGGCGATCGTGTTCGACGGCGACGAGGAAACCAGCGGCGCCGACGACCGCTCGGCGCGGCCGTCCAATCGGCCCTATGTCGTGCGGATGACGCCGGAAATTCTTGTCGCACAGCAGGCCGACCAGGTTGGGCCAGAGTTGACTGCCCTGCGGCGCGAGCTGATCCGGCGGGTGCTCACCGACACGCAACTGATCGCGCTGGTCGGCGGCAACGGCGCCATCCGCTATCTCGGCTGCCAGACCGACGTCGGCTGGATGCGCTCGCTGCACGGCGTGCTGATGGCGCTGTTCATGTTCCAGTATTCCCTGAAAATAGAGGAGCTATAAACCATGCCCGTGAGCCCGAGCGTCCAAAACTACCACATAGGTAAGGGGGTTGTTACTTTCAAAGAGGACGGCGGCAGTACCTTCGTCGATCTCGGCAATGCGCCGTCGTTTGTGTGGACGCCGAAGGTTGAGAAGAAGGAGCACTTCAGCAGCCGCGAGGGCGTGAAGGTAAAAGACTTCACCGCCATCACCCAAGTCGGCGCGACCATCAAGATGACGCTCGACGAGATCACCCCGGCAAACCTTGCCATCTTTACTTTGGGCGAGGCCGGGGCTCCCGACGTTGACGGCAGCGTTCAGGTGTCGGCATTCAAGAAGCTGGAGATTTCCGGCATCATCCAGGTCGACGGTACTAACGACATTGGCCAGCATGTGGATTTTACCGGCCGCATCTCGATCAACCCGACCGGCGACTTCAATTTCATCACCGACGCCGACGACTTCTCCAAGCTGGAGATCGAGGCCGAGGTGCAAAAGGATGACGTGGACGGCACGTTCGGCGTGTTCACCGTCCATGAAGCCGTGGTGGTGCCATAATGGCCGACTTGTTGGATATTGCAGCCTCGACGGCTGTTCACGCCGTCTGGATCAGGGGCGAGCGGACTGTTGTCCGTGGCCTGAACGCCAACGACATCGCATTCATCGTTTCGCGGTTCCCGCACATCGGCAAGCTGGTCAACGGCGAGTTCAGTGAAAGCATGATCTCGATGTTGATCGAACGGCTCGGCGCCGCCGTCGGGCCAGTCATTGCCGCCGGCTGCGGCCATCTCGGGGACGAAAAATACGAGCACACCGCCGGCTCGATCCTCGGGCTGGAAGAACAGTTGATGCTGTTCGAACCCATTTGGAAGCTCACATTCCCAAACGGGACCGGCTCCTTCGTCGGGAAGATGACGCGCCTCTTCGGCGGGGCGGGCGAAGGGGCAAAGACCGTCAAGGTCCGCTTGAAGAAATCGCCGTCGCCATCACAGCCCTCATCGGACGCGGGTTCCCGCCCGACTATGCAATGACGCTGACTCCGCGCCAGATCGCAGCCTATCTGGAGTTCGGTGCGAAGCTCGACCGCATGGAACGCGCGAACAATCTCGCGATCACCGCCATCGGCGCGCAGGGCGACGGCAAGACGATCGAGAAAACCATCAAGGAACTGGGCGCGCCTTAGCCGTGGCACTCCGCATTCGCCTGCGATCAAATTCAATAAAGCCGCAGATCGATGAGACCGTTGACCGTTTGAAGCAGCGGTTTGCGGGGACGGTGTCGGCAGCCGCCAAGCAGTTTGCCGACAACGTCCAGCGCGAGGGCCGCGCCGACATCGCTGCCGCCGGCAGGTTTACCGGCGCATGGATATCCGGCTTCACCTACGATATTTCCGGCAATGCCGATGGTGATCAAACCATCGTCTTTCATCATGCCAAGCGGCTCTGGCGAATCTTTCAGAAAGGGGCGACCATCAAAGGCGACCCGTTGCTGTGGATTCCGGTCGACCCCGGCGGGCCGCCCGCCAGCAAGTTTCCCGGCCGCCTGTTCCAGGTCAAGCGCCTCAAGAAGAGGGGCACGCCGCTGCTGATGTCATACGACGACAAGCAGGTGAAATACATCGGGGTCAAGAAGGTCATCATCCGCCGCAAGTTTCACCTGCTCAGGATCATCCGTGATGAAGCAAGCAAGATGCGTCAACAGCTCAGGGACGGAATGAAAAATGGCTGACGCAATAGTCCAGACCATCAAGATCGAAGTCGACGGGGCCGACCAGGCCGCCGCCGAGATCAAGAAGGTCGGCCAGGCGACCGAGGAAGTCCAGGCCACGGCTGCAAGCACGGCTGGCGGCACGCGGGAATTCGGCAGGGGGCTGGACGAGGTCTCGCAGAAGTCCGGCATTTCGTCGCGCGAGATGCGCGCCCTCGGCAAGGTGATGAAGGAGTTCGGGGCGGGCGAGCTCGCCAGCACCGCGGTCGGGCTTGTCAGGGTCGGGTCGGCACTGGGAGGGGTCGGCATCGCACTGTTCGCGGCGGCTGCCGCGTTCTCCTTTATCAGGGGCAAGATCAAGGAAGCGGACGATCAGTTGAAGGCCACGACTCAGACGATGGCCAACCTCGCCAAGATCGGTGCGGAAATACTACCGCAGCAAATGTGGGAAGCGACTGCGGCTGGAGCGAAAGAGGTTGCCAACAATATCATCCTCGTCGCCGACCAGCTCGAGAGAATAGGAAAGGGGCAGAAGGAGGCAATCAGCCCACTGACTTCGCAGGACACATTGGGGAAGGCGTTCGTCCTCAACCTGGACGCGGCCGGCATAGCCATCAACGACGTCCTGGCCGATACCGAGAAGCTCGGCAAGGCATCTCAGCAGACGGCGCTGGAAGCGGCCAAGCTGTACGAGAAGATGTCGCCGATCGAGAAGTTGAATTTCGAGAAAGTCTTGAAGGGGCTTGGGTTCTCAGAGAGCGACATAAAGAACATCGAGAAGGGGTCGGTGGCACTCAAGAAACTCCAGGACGAGGCCGCCAAGTTCAAGGCCAGTCCGCAGGGGCAAGCCCTGGATGCGTTCAACGCCGCCGTCGTAAAATCGCTAGAGATCGTGGAGGGCTGGGGACAAACCCTCAAGATAAAGTTTGCCGAGGTTGTTCTTGGCTGGAAGGCAATATTTTCTGGCGGATTTGGCTTTTTTGGGGAGGTTCTCGCTGAAGCTGGCCGGCTTGTTGTGGAGGGCCTCGTTTCTATCGGCTCGTCAATCGCGCAAGCCGTCTCCGCATGGGTAACGACCAAGGCTGGTAATGCCTGGCAGTGGATCGTGGATACGGCGGTCAGTGTATGGGACAGCGTCAAGACTCTTGCACAGCAAGCCTATCAGGATGTCGTCAAGTTCGTGACCACGGCGCCAGCTAATGCGTGGGCGTGGATCAAGGAAACGTGGAACGCGAATGTCCCGAAATTCCTGCAGTTCGGCGATGGCGCGGGCGGTGGCGGTTCAGGCGGTGGAGGTGCGGCGACTCAATCCTTGGCCGGTGGCGGCCTGCTCGGCGGGCGCGGCAGCGGCACCAGCGACTCAAACCTCGCCTGGGTCAGCCGTGGCGAACACATCATGCCGGCGCGCGCCGTGAGCCAGCCGGGCGTGCTGGCGCTGCTCGAGGCGCTGCGCTTCTCGGGAGGCAACTTGCGCGGTGTGCTGAACAGCATGGGCCACTTCGCGCTCGGCGGCATGGTAGCGCCCAGGCTGTCGATCCCGGCCTTCGCCGGCGGCGGCATGAGCCACGTCACCATCAATTTTCCAGGACTACCTGAGATCACCGGCCTGCGCGCGTCGTCCACCGTGGTGGACCAATTGCGCAATGCGGCAGCAATGGCGCAGGTCCGCTCAGGCGGGCGCAAGCCGAGCCGGTATTCCTGATGCTGACGCATGTTCCGGCCTATACGCTGCTCGCGATCGATGACATTGACTTCAGCGATTATGCCGTGCGCGGCGTCACGATGACGCTGGCACCGATCGACCAGGCGGCGGCTCTGGCACGCGACTGCCGCGGGGCTCT